GACCAGCAACACCTGCACTACCGTACACGTGTTCGTTGATCTTGACTACCACCACGGCATTAGTGCCGAAATCATTGTTGACATCGTTGTACAAGCCAACAACCTTCAAGTTCAATGCTGCTGTTGTTGCCAACGTGCTAGAGTTTAACTCCATGGTAGAGATACCAGTAGTAGTGCTGCCGCCGGTGCCAACAACATCGGCATTATTGCCAACGTTAGCTGCCACAAATCCTGCATCACACTGAACCAAGAACAACTGATTGGGATCATCTATTACATCAGCAACAATTTTACCTGCTGTGATGTTGACAGAGCCCGGATAGAAGTTCTTAAAAGTTGGTTTGCCTGTAGTGGGATCAATATAGTTGCAACCATTGAACACGCCTACCGCAGCAGTGTGTGTAGCTGGAAGAAACCGAGTAATGAATCCACTTGCAAGGGCTACCAAGTCACCCTGAAAAATTGTCCCGGCCTGATTATCAGCAATCTCATAGCCATACTGCTTTTGAGCACCAGTAGCTGAAAGATTACCAATAGCACGCAGACCAAAGGCTTTATCGATATTAGCCATTTAAATCTCCTAAAGAATTGAAGTTATCAGTCTTACGACTGACGGAATGTTGTGCGAGAACTCCGTTCTGGAGCCTGAAGCCGCATTGAAGAGTGTGCGTTTTCACGCATCATCTCATTGTCCACCGCATGTAACTGGTCCTGTGCCTTTTTACGGAAATAAGCATTTCTCTCGTCAGCCGTTTCATCAGGAATCCTAGCGAGTAAAAGTCCTCCAACAGCAACAACTCCGGCATGTTTGCCGTCGTCCATCGTTGGGAGCATACCTCGATATTCCTCAGGAAGATCTTCAAGACGGACAAGTTCATATCCCTCACGAAGCTTGCTGTAAATGTTTTGGTTGTCAAAATTTCCATTGACCTCTGCGCGAAGCCAACGGTGCTTATACCCCTCAGGGGCAGGTGGTGCATCTAAGCGAGAAGGGGGACTCCAAGGCTTGCGACGAGTTTCTTTTTCCCGAGTTTCGGAAGAACGAGCGGCTCTATCGATAGTAACTTTTTCAACCATGACTTACTCCTTTACGTACTTAGCATACTCTTCAAGAGGTACACCCAATTTTTTTGCAATGGCAACCTGACTCGGCGATAACCGGACAGTTCTGCGCGCACTATTAATTCCGGAACTCCGGCTGGCAGGGGCAACAGCAGGCGCGGCACGCTGTTGTCTGATTTGAGAAGCAGAACCTGAGTTCTGAAAACGACTTGGAAACTCCGTTTGGAGCCTCCGATCAAGCTCAGTATAGTATTCATCAGAATTAGGGTCAACCCCCTCTTGACTCACCAACGTCTCGTGTATGCCCCATGCTGCATAGGTCATTACACGGTCTTGGCCAAACCAAGGATTGCGCTCTGCCCATTCTTCCGCTTGAGGGCTAGGAACGGCCCGTTGAGGCGGCTGATAAACCGGTGCTGGCTGCTGATAATTCTGTTGCTGTGGCTGTTGCTGATAAGCTTGAACCTGCTGCTCCTGACTCTGTAACCATCCAGCAACTTGACGCTGCTCCATGGTCAAATCCGTCAAACGTTGGTTGGCTTCCGTCTCTGTATCAATGTCGCCCTCTTCACGGGCCTTGCGAATAATAGACCTTAACGCCGTCTGCTGAGTGTCAAGCCGTGTTTTGGCTTCATTCAGTCGGCTGTAGTCCGTGTGAACCAGTTTTTGTTGAAGCGTCTGAGTCTGTGTTTGCAGTCCTTTGGCATATTCCACCGCAGCTTGTTCACGGCGCTCGGCCTCCCGCATGCGGGCGGTAAGCTTGGAGATACGCTTTTGGACGTTATCGCTGATAGTTTCCAGCTCTTCACGATTAGAAGGAACAGCGTTTTGTTCCTCACTGCTGGAGTCAGATGTTTCAAAAACTTCTGTTTTATTGGTCTCTGGGAAAGAAACGTCCGTTTCAACCTCGTTTTCACCTAGATCAAACTCTAATTGTGTGTCTGTTGCTGTTGCCATTAATTACCTCACATGTGCAGAATGTCTTCTGGGTCGTTTATTGTGGCTAAAACCTCGTCATCGTTAAGAATCCGGATTTCACCCCCGTCAATGGCCATACGCGCACCCGCGTAACGGCCAAAAATAATCCAATCCCCCTTCTTGCACCAAGCGCCAGTAGGGAATTTGACTTCGTCCTTGTAGGCCAATGGGCCAGTTGACAAAACGTAAGCACATGTGGTCGTAAGTTGTTGGCGGTCAAGCGTTTGATCCGATAGTTCAATTCCGCCTTTGGTTTTCCGCGCTCCACGGTACGGTAAAACAATCACCCGCCAACCCGTTGCCACAGGAAGGTGTTTTGAAATAGTTTCAACTTGATCTTGACGGTCTTTTTTGGCCTTAGACAATGCAAGCGCATTGGCAGCCTCATCTTCTTTGGCAGCTTGTGCCCATTTTGTTTCTAGCGCAGTGGTTTCTGTCATGTTGGCCCTCATTGATTGGAATTCTTGCTAAGAAGCTCTCTTACAGCTTCCTCAACAAAACGAAATCCCTCTAGACGGCCCATCAAAAACCTGTACTGCTCCATATCCCGCACTGAACCAGACAAAATCATATCGCCCGTTTGTTTTTCAAGGCGACGAATTGCTGTCAACACAGTTTCTGAAAACTCAAGCATGGATTACTCCAATGAAGCAGACAATAAGGCCCTTGTCCGAGGGGTGTACTTGCATTATGCACCAGATTACGTAATCTTTACCTTGTTAAAAGCGTCTTTTCTGTAAATAAATGTAGGTCCCGGTTGTTTTTTTGCCTTTGGAGGCACCTTAGGCATGGGACTTTGTGGTTTTTGCATCATTTTTTGTGGCATTTTTGGTTTATTGCGCATTTCTGGCTCCTTGATTTGACATTTTTGCAAGATCAGCCTGCATTTTTTGAGTTTGCAGCATTAATTTAGCCTGACTTTCTTGTTGATCAGCCTGTTCTTTCTGTTGTGAAAGCTGCAACTCTGCTTGATCTAGCCCGCTCTTAGCCTGATCGCGCTTAGCAGACTGCTCCAACTCTTGTTTCTTGAGCGCAATCAATGGATCCTCTTGATTGCCTGCCCCTGACAGCTCTTCTCCCAATTTTTTAACTTCTTGGAAGCCTTGCGCCACCTTCACAGCAATCATTGCCTCACGTTGTAGTGCAGAAACTATTCTTTCCGGATCAGTACCATATTGCTTAAACAACTCTGCCTCTATGTCCTCTTCCGCCTTCAGTCGGATGTGGTCAAAAATATGTTTTTGCAAACTCACAGCAACGTTTGGCATCCCCTGCATCAAAGGAGACATTCCAAACAAAAGATGGGTCATGATGTGCGCATCATGCTGCTGACCAGCAAACGCTTTAAGCGGAGAACCGTCCAGCGCCTGTGAGTTTTCACTTGCGGGATCCTTAGGCTTATCCACATTCTGTGTGTTTAAAATCTGATCGATATCTCGCACACCAATTGCCTCATACATACGGCGATAGGCTTCGTACATATTGTGCATCTGTGGTGCGCTTTGTGCTAACTGCAACTGGGTCTGCGCCATAGTGATGCGCTGAGCAACAGAGAAAATATTGGGGTCAGAAACAGGCAACACATCGATGCGATCATCGAAGTCCATCCTCTTAATAACACGACTCTCGCCCGGTACATCGTACGGATACTCATCGGGTAGAAAATCTGCAAAGCCCTTGGCGAGCAGTTGAAACTCCAGCTTTTGGCTGTAGTGCAACCGCTTGTGGATGGCCGACATGACCGAGCTGCCCTTCTCAAGCAACGCAATCGTCGTTCCCACAGCAGCATTTTGATTGCTGTCACCAACCTGCATGTCCGTAATGCTCGCCATGCGCTGACCAGCAGTAACGCAAAAACCAAGCAACGTCATTAACGTTTGGCTAGGCTCCTTATACGGCAACGGCAGCAAAGATGATTGCAACTCCATGCCGCCCGCGTCCATGTCCCGCCACTCACCCGGCTGAATCGGCACATCATCGTTCATGATCCGTGCGCCTTTAGCCTTGAAGCCCGCAGGCAGATTCACCAACGTACCGGCATCGAGCAATTGTTGCAGTGCAGCAGTAGCGGTTTTGGACAGGTTACCAACCAAGTGCAAGAAACCAAGACCGTACGCGCCAAGCCCCTGCACCAAACAATAGTGGACATAGTACTGCTTGCGAATAAACAGCTTGTCGCCTTCATTCCAGTTACGACGAATGCCAACTACATCCCCCGTGCCCTCATCTACAGTAATGATGTACGGCTGCGCAATACCAGTTATCTCACCATCCTCATCCTTATGCTCAAACCCCATAATCTCATAATCTAACTGGAACTCCAAAAGGCTAATCTCCTCCTCTTCATCCGTAGGAGACATGCCCGTTGCCTTGTCTACAGCTTTTCTGATCGTGCTCTCGCTCATGTTGCCATAAGACTGTGGCTGAGCAGCATCTAAATACTGACCACGGGCCACGGCTTTTTTGTATTCATTCGTGGTCATGGGAACGCGGTGAATAATTCGCTCGCATTCGCTCATCACCGAGCTGCCCTGATACGGGATATACAAGTTGTCTGGCAGCACCAAGGCACTTACCATGCGCCCTTTGTTCTCGTCGTAGTACACTTTCTTAAAGGTAGAGCCGCCGTAGCCGGTGTAGAAAAGCAATTGGTCAAACTCAGGCGTGTACTCTTCCATCACCGAAGTGATCTGGTAGTTCATAAAATCGCGCACGCGGTTGGCCTGCATTACCTTTTCACGTGTTTCCTTACCCAGCACTCGCGTGCGCACGGGGCCGTCCGATGGCATCAACTCTTTTAGTGCGGTAGCCTGAAACTGCACAATGCTCTCGGTAAGCAGTGGATGGCTCACGCCGCTTGCGCCCTTAAACGGTTTGGTGCGCTCTTCCATGCTGAAGCCCAGCAACTTCATGCCCTTGCTGTACTGGTCTTCCCAGTCTTTTCTAGAAGACTTGTCCGCCTCAAACAACAACATCAAATCGCTGCTGATCAACGTAAGCACGTCGGTATCAACAACTTCAGCCAAGTTGGCATCAAAGGGCACATCTGCGTCTGCTTGGTCGCCAATGTTTACCACGACCTCGCCGGTCGCTGTGTCAAACTCAATCTCAATTTCAGGCATTTCTTCCAGCATTTCCTGTGCAGAAACTTCTACGTCTACTCCGCCTTCGGGGTAGTCATCGCCTGTGATGCGTTTTTCAATTGGCATGTTGTGTCCTTAAATATATCTAGCAGTGCTGGTCTGGCGTTCTACCATACCACCTTTGGCAAAGCCACCAAGGGGACCAAAAATATTTTCATATGCTTGTTGAACAAGGGAAGTGGCATCTTTTTTTTCTCCTACTACGTATTGAGAACCGTTATTTAGTCTAACCGCTTCTTCTCTGACATCTTTAAAAAAGCTTTTTAAATCTAGTGCTTGGCCCAATGGTACGGAGTCTGCCAACCATTTTGGAGTGCTTTTTGGAATTTCTACCATTCCCAATTTGTCAAGCGCATGAATCCCCTTAAAACCACCGTATTGATTTTCAAGCAATTTAACTTGTTCTTGAATAGCTGGAAGTGCGCGATTGGTTAAAAAGTCTTCCTTGTTGTCTTTTTCTTTTATGTCAGTAATAGAGTACTCTGGTCGGCCAGCAGAGTCTTTTCCTATTTGTTCTACACTAACTTGAGCAACGGGCCTTGCATTTTTTTCTGTTCCAGTGACCAGTACATGCAGTTGGCTTTTTCCACTGCCATAGCTTAAAGCATTAACTTCTTGTGACGTGCACCACCCGCCATCACATCCTACATCAGTAATAAGAGATTTATATTCTGGGTTTTTAACAGGGTCAGGAAGCGCGACACTTATATACTTTCCATCCTGCAAAGAATTTCTTGTCAGTCGTGGGTCTTCACGTAAAGCTGACGTAGCCATGCGTGCTCTAGTCTCATCTTCCCATCTTGTAAATCGAGCTACACGATTAGAAACTTCTGCAAGATTAAACCTCGGTAAAAGATCATCGGGAAGCGTAAAGTCTCTAGGTATCGCCTGAGCAGGTTGTCCATAGGCTGAGTATTCCGGGCCTATTTGTCGAATGCGCAACATGTCTTTACGCAACTCAGAAAGCTTTAAAAGTTTGTCTGCGGCTGGAGCAATTTCGCTGGCCCGCGCTTCAGGGTTGGTTTTTAAAAACTTCACTAAACTTGGGGGAATCTGATAATCTAGGGCGATATCTTGTATTTGTAAAGGATAAACGCTCTGGTCTATTATATCTTCAATGCGCTTTCCATACGGTGTTTTTGCTTCGCCTTGAGTAGAAAACCCCTCTGACCCTCGTACAGCCTCTACATATCTCCTATCGCCCTCTTCTGTTTCTCCTTTTTTTGATTCAAAGTGCAACAGCTTGCCCTGATCTGCTGCTTTTACAAGCTGATCTTCTGGTGTTGCAAAATCTTTACGAAGATATCTAGGAATGGTTTTATTAAACCATTCCCCTACTATTGGATCATTCCTTAAATTTTCCATAGCGGCTGTTCCGGGAACCGGACGCATTTCATACCTAACCAATTGCTCAGGGTCGTCTATGGGCCTGATAAAGTTTTTGTACTCTTCTGTGCCCTGCATTGCTCTATCATCAAAGAAATTAACGTCTGGATATTTTTCTCTAAAAGCTGCTTTTTCGGCCTTACTCATTTCATCAATAAACCCATCAACTGATGTATCAGGCCTTTTTGTCATAACAAAAGGGGTGCCTTTGTTTCGGACAGCGTACGATACGTCCGCTGGACCAAGGGCTTGGTTGTACGCTTGAAAATCCTCGGCCAACATCTGCGCTGCTTTTTTACCCTTAGTAACCGCCTTCACACCCGAACGCACAGCACTAGCAGGATTCACGACACTTGAGCCAAACTCACCCATCATGTAAAAACCTGCGTCCCGGGGGTCCGTGGGAGGAGCAGGGCGAATACCTGCTTCAGTAGCCAACCGTTTTAATTGCGCACTGCCCCCCGTAGGCTCCTTGGAATCAAGACCAAATGGCATCAACGCCAAATTACCTATGTCCGCCGCACCTCCAACTACGTTGTATGGGGTTTCCGTTACGCCTTGCAAAATATTCTTAAGGTTGCGAGCCGCGCCAGCGCCCACTTCCTTCAGCGCTTGCAACGCCTCCGCTGCCTTGAATTCTTTGCCCTTTGATAGCGTATCTGAAGTAACAGGACCACTATCGGGCACGCCAAAAGGGTCTTGGAAATATCCTACCTCGCCTGTTTCAGGGGAACCTTTAGCGCGTTTGATTGGGAAAGGACGATAAGAGGTGCCGTACTCGTTCTCTCCAGTTAGGTTTTTTTGGATAAAACGAAGTGCAGGGTTTTGCTGATACGTGTAGGAAGGAACAGGCGTGTGTGGAGGCAGGTCGCGTGCATCCATGCGGGTTTGACGGGGCCCGGTCAACGCGTCATAAACCGCCATCATCCTTGTATTGGGAAACAATTCCCGCATCTCCGGGTCTTGCGTCAAGAACTTACCCGTGGTTTGCTCCAAGGCAGACAACGAAGCCAACTGCTCACTGAACATGGCTTTGGTTTTGCCTAACTTTTTTAATTCATCGTACGAATCTTTGCGGAAATAAGCGTTGTCCACAGGTCTGCCAAAAAACTTTTCCAGCTTTTCACGGTTGTCCACCATGTTTTTAACTGTTGCTGTTATAGGACTCCAATCATCGCCCATCAAGCTGTAAGCACGGTAGTTGTTGTCCATGCCGCCCATCAAAGCAAAGTTGGGACGACCATATATGTCCCCGCCCTTCGCATCCATGCTGTGTTCCAACTCATGCAACGTGGTAATTTCCCGCTCCGCAGGAGTTAGCCTAAAGTTTAAATTAAGGGTGTCCGGGTTACTCGGTGTTATGTACCCACGCGTGTCAAACCCCAAATTGCCAGTGACCGATTTAACAGCAGGATTCATTGCTTCCGTGTATGCTTTTAGTTCTTTTGCGCTGCGGGAAACGGGGATATCCAAGCCCTCCACCGACGCTGCCCTGTCTTCCATAATCTGCGGGTCACCGCTTTCTACCTGCCCGCCTTCGGCAAAAAACTTATTTATGCTCAGACCATAAGCTTTAGGGTCCATGGCAACGCTTAACGCTATCTGCCGTCTTCCTGCGTCCGCCTTGGCCGCTGCCATTTTGGCGTTGTATGCCTCCTGACTAACCGCCGGACCAGTTGGAGCTTTTTGCGCAAACTCCGCTGGCTTTGTAGGCACTAGCCCACTAAACTCAGCCGGAGCCGTCGGGGTCGCCATGCTAAATTCTTTTGGCGCTACCGGAGCCGCCATGCTAAATTCTGCTGGCGCTACAGGAGCCCTTGCAACAAGGTTCTGATATTCCCTTGACATGACATACGAGGTTGGCTTAGGTGTCGCAAAAACACTAGCATATTCCGCGTCATATTTCTTCTTCGCAGCTTCATATGGAGCATAAACATCTGTGTTGTACTTATTCAACGCCGTATTGTATGCATCTACCTGAGTTTCATACGGGGCATAAACATCCGTCTTGTACTTATTCAACGCAGCGTTATACGCATCAATTTGCGCTTGATACGGAGCAAAGTTTTCAGTTTTGTACTTCTCCAACGCAGCGTTATACGCATCTACCTGTGTTTGATACGGTTTGTACACGTCCGTGTTGTACTTCTCTAAAGCCGTGTTGTACTCCGCCACCTTGGGCGCAAACGCATCATATTCCGCTTTAATCGCATCCAACTCCGCACGGGCAGAAGGACGCACCGAAGCAGTGGGAGCAAAAGGTAACCCGCCCGCCGCCATGCGAACAGGACGCAAAAAAGATACCTGCTTGCGAGTAACCGGCGCAGCCTGCGCCTGTACCTCAGGAAAAGGCGACTGATAACCTAAATCTAACTCAACAGGCTTAGAAACTGTCGCTGCCAACATCCTCTCGGATTCACTCGGCGCATCCTCATCCTTGCCCTCTTTCTCCCCCTCGTCCGCTAACAGCGATACAGCAAACGCCGCCTGATAACTTGGTCCGAGCTGCGCGAACATGGGATTTTGCGCAGGGTTAAACGCCGTCTTCTGCACCTGCGCCTTAACAGGAGTTGCCTTGGGTGTCGCCTGCGCCAACTTGGTAGAACCAAGCGAGCCAGTAATCTTGGTTACATAGTTCCGCGTCTCCGCCGGTAACTTATTAAAGTCACCACCCTTATCCAACCACTTGTCCGTGTTCCCCGGCCCCCAGTTATAAGCAACCAAGGCAGTCTTCGTGTCGCCATACCGCTTGACCATGGCATCCAAATAATCTCTACCCACCCGGGCCCGCTCGTCAGGACTGTCATCCTTGGCAGGCTTGACCCCAAAACCGGGATCCTTGTTCGTCATGTCCAAAACCTGCATCTCGCCCTTAGCAGTACCATACTTGGTCTGCGGGCCCTCAAGCAAAGTCTTACCATCCGCCTTATAACGACGGCCTCCGCTTTCTTGCTGCTTGACAGCTTCTAATAGTTCTTTGGAAGACGGTTCTTGGGCCATGGTCCGGGGTCCTTCATATACCAGCTATGCCGGTTTGTAAGTAATGCTCGATTCTACTGATGCCGGTCAAGGTGTCAACACTCAATAATACTCGTACCTGTTTTCTGCAACCGCAGGCTCATCATCCTCGTCATCAGCCAAAGCAATAAAGTTGCCCTGACGAAAACGCATCCAAGCCATTACCGCTGAGTCCACCTGATCATCATGCGCCCCATTAGGAAAAGCAGCACACTCCTCAACCAACTCCTCCGCCCACTCTACATCTTCCGGGTACCAAATCATCCCCGACTCAAGGAGCGGAGCAACAGCATTGGCACGACTTACCTTGTCCTGACCACTCCTCCTGCCTCCCGGGCTGTACATCGTCACAGGAATTCCAATCTTACGCAACTCCTGCTGTAACGGCGTGCCCGTTGCCTTCGCCTCAATCAAGACATTGTCAGGATTCCAATACACATACTCCGCCTTGGCAATGCGCTTGAGCTCCGGGAAATCCCACCGGCCCTTTCTTACCCCTAACAAAATTAAATTAGGACCGGAATCCGAATCAGGCACAAACACACCCCACGTACTGATCACAGAAAAATCAGCACTCTCCTTCTTACTGTACGCCGTGTCATACGTCTGTATCAAATACTCACAAGACGGCGGCTCCTCAGACTTCCACTTGCGCCACCACTCACGCTTTAATATGGCTCCCTCATCATTCGTCGGGGCCTGCTGCCACTGCGCCTGCCACTTCTTCATGCCAATGGAAACCTTGACCTTCTCTAACTCATCAAGGCTCCAGTACCCGGGCCACAAAGGGTTTCCACTGGGCAAAATGGCAGGGAACTCGATCACCTCCCACTGGTCCGACTTCAACTGACCCTGCTGGCGAAGTAAACGACCACTTAGGTCATCCGTTTTCCAACGTGTATTGATGACGATGATTGAGCCGTTTGGCTGTAACCGCTGACGAGGGCCCGACGTGTACCACTCCCACGTGTTCTCCATGGCAGTATCTGACAACGCATCCTGCTCATCCAAAATATCATCAAGGATCACGATATTACCGCCACGACCGGTCATCGCGCCGCCCTTACCGATGAAAAAGGCTTCACCACCACCCTTCGTGTTCCACCGACCAGCAGCCTTAGAGTCAGCAGACAAACCAACAGTTGGGAAGAGTTCTTTGTATCTGTCCTCGTCTACCAGATTACGGATCATGCGACCGAAGCGCTGCGCAAGTTCCGCCGTGTGCGAGCCAACAATGAGCTTGCTGTCGGGGATTTTTCCCATGACATAGGCCGGGAAGAGGTAGCTCCCAAGCTGGGACTTCCCATGCCGAGGAGGCATAGCAATCATTAAGCGCTTGCACTTGCCAGCAATGACGCGGTCAAAGGCTTGCGCAATAATTTTATGGTGTTCCCCAACGAGCATCTCGGGCCAGACGTACTTGCAGAAATCAAGAAAGCTGGTGGTGGCTTTTTCTTGGGCCTCCAGTAGCTGGAGGCGTAGTTCTAATCGGAGGCGCTCGGCTTCGACATCTTGTTGTTGCGTGTTACTCACGGGCAGACCTTCAGGTTCTGAATTTTTTATATATTACCCCACCCTAAGCCTTTTTACAAACAAGGGGGGCCTTTTGTGGGGAAAGGGGGGTGGGGGTGTGGCTGGGGGTCAGACTTTCAAAAGCTTTTTGTTTGGCTGAAATACGGCCTGCGTCTTCCGCTGCTGCTAACGGTACCCAAAATGGCCCCTCCCCCTCCTCTAAAACCTACAGACAAACTGACAGACAGGTGTTCCGGCGTGCCCACCCGCCCCCGCCACCACCTTTAGGGAACACATGAGAAAAATTTTGTCAAGTGAAAAAAAACAATCGGCGCGGTCGCGCCGATTAACTTTGCCTATGATTCTCTAAGCTGTTGATTTATAAGGGGAAAGTAAAAAAGCCCAGACTGTACAGTCTGGGCTTTGGGGTTCGGCTGCCGACGGCTGCCGACCAGTGCGCGGATCAATCACATACTAACTCGTACTCTTCGACCTCTTGCACTGTTACACCAACCTTTACCTTTCGGCATGTTGGACTGTCGGATCGGACATATGCCGATATGTTGATATACACATCTTCCAACTCGAAACTGTAATCACGGTTCATCCAGTTTGCATAGTCCCTGCTGGACATGTTGGTGGTCCGGTCTGTTAAGAAATCTAACAGTTTGATTAACTGTTCGTCCTTAAAACTTTCCAGTTTGTTCAAGCACACTTCGATTGTGGGCTTGTAGTAACCAGTGCGCAAATACAAGTTATGCACTGATAGATCTAGATCTTTAAAGATCGGTGAATAGTTGACTCTAATTTTCATACGCAATTGATCGAGAATCTTTGCTTTCTCAATCATTTCGTGGGCTTCCCTGCGGGTCTTGCTGGATGCTTCATTAATCGCGTGGATCAATGGATTTGCTTTGCGTTTCATAACTCTATTCCTTTCTAAGTTGCACTGGATCGGCTGATCCAGTGCTTGTATTTTAATTGACTATTACGTTAAATGTCAAACTATTTTTAATAACTGATTCCACTTCATCTGCCAAATTATTTGAGATCCACTCTCCGATCTTATCGTCCACCACATCGTCCACGTTGTAGTCGTTGACATCAAAATTGTCGGACATCCACTCGCTGATCAGATTGTCATGGTCAACGTTGCTGTCCATCCAGTCGCTAATCTGCTGGTCGATGTTGCTCGCGCTGGCCGCGATCCGTTCATCGATCAACTCGATCAATGCTAACTTTTCGGGACTGCGCGAGCCGAGGATCTGATCCACTGCGCCGATCACAGTATTGAGCAGCACACGTGCTGCGGTCTGCACTGCTACTGGGTCGCTGCTGGCGCTGGCCAACTGATCCACGTATTCGAGCGCTGCGCCCACGTCCACGCCACGGCTGCCGAATAATCCACTGCGATATTGATCTAAAGGGTTTTTCATTTCTCTATCCTTTCAATAATTGGTTGCGTTCTTCTTCTGTTGTGAACCACTCGACATGGGTAACCTCGTCACCTTCCTTATCGTTGGAATACTCAATGCCCCAAATGTAGGGGGCATGTTCTAGGTCTTCACACGGGAATTTATACTGCTCGTCTGTCATTTTCTATCCTTTCTGAGTGCGGTCTAAATCAGACCGTGATTGAATTACACCACGGACCATGGTCCGTGGCTAATGAATTGTTTCTATCAAACCAGCGCCAGCAATAGATCTTTCCGCGTCGAGCCCGCCCGCCCCCGCCGCCACCAATTAGGGAAAAAACAAACGCGGTTCGCGCTGCGCGAACCGCGAGCCAAGGCCCACGCGCCAGCAACCGCGCACCGGCTGCCGCCGGTGCGCGAGCCAAGGCCCACGCACCGCGCCACGTGTTGCAGAGACGGCGCGCCAAGGCCCGGGGGCAGGTTTACCCCGGGGAAATTAACGGGGGAATAATCAAATAATTTGACGATTCCCCCTCGGCAGCGTGCAAAAAAATCGATTAGTTAAGCCGCGAGCAGCTCCATGGCACGATTTTTAATGGCTGCACCCGTGCCGAACCACGCCGATTCGAGCCTTGTATTGTCACTGCGTCCGCGTTCGTGGTCTACTAATTCTGTTACCGCGTTAAGCATTCCCCAGCGCGTGCCGGTGACACCCGCAATATCCGAACCGATAGCCGAACCTTCAAATAATTTGATTATTCGTTTATATGCCCGTGAATCGGTGATATCTATTTTGCCCGTATGGTAAGGCTTGAGCAGCTCGGCCACAAACGCGTCCGCGTCATCCGCGCCCATGGTTACGCCCGCCAGCCTGCGCGAGTCAACTAAAAAGCGCTCAAAATTATTGGCCACAATGCCCAGCTCTAGGCGCACCGCGTCCGCGTCGAATCGTTCGCTGTGCAGCACGCGAACAGAGGCCGTATTGTCCCCCAGCGCGGCCGTGATAGTGTTATTGCATACCACGCGCACCGTGGTGAATTTTGCCACTGTGGCCATTGTTCCATCATATGACGTACCCAGCAACAAATAAGGCTTGACGGTGTCACCGTCCACAATGTCCGCGCCAGCGCCAACGGATGCCAGCGCCCAAACGCGCCGCCCGTAACTCAACGCGCCCGCAGTTTCCAATTGAAACCCGCCAAGCTTTACCAAGTTGTCAAAAAACCCCATAACCTCCGCAGGCTGCACCACGTGGTAACCGTCCGAAACAACGGCCAAAGGTGCGCCGGTGTCGCTACGGTGTAAAACCTTCCGGCCTTTGAACACCTCCGGCGCAGTAGCGGAGGGGTGACGGAATAAAACCGGACTCTCGAGCACTGTATAAGCCAAACCGGCTTCGCGTGTCCAAGTTGTGATATCCGCATCCGCGCTTAAAGCTTGGCCTAAACCGTGCCAAGGTGTTTTGCCTGCATATGCAATTGCATTTGTGCCGGTGGTGTTATCTATCATGTGAGCCATTTTGCTATTCTTTCTTTAAAGGTTGAATCAGTAGCCGCCCGGCTGCTGATGTGTTGAATTCTAGTCTATTGTGCGTGCCGGTCAATTGAATTATTTCTATCAGTTCAGGGCTTTCGATTACTTATCTAAATAATCCAATAGCCAACCTAACAATAAAAAAAGTACAAAAGCCACAAGTAAAAATATCATGCGGCCACCTCGCGCCCAATATCCCCCGCGATATGGTGCCGCAGCATCGAGCCCACGGGCAGCGCCCGAGCAAAGTCGCGCACCGTTTGCGCATCATTTGCATGCCCGGTTTTGCGCGTACCGTGCCACTGTATCGCCACCGGACCACTGGCAGCGTAGCAGCCGCCCGGGTCATCCGTGCCTACTCGTTTTTTACCCGTGCCATGGGCAACAAAAACCACAACAAAATCACGATCACCACGTGCGCACAATGGGGAACCGTTCCCACAATCCGCACATGTAAATGATTCGGCCAATTCAGCGGGACAACGGGCAAAAGTAACCCCGTGAATTTTACGCGGCCAAGTGTCGGCAGTGTCCACCGGTGCAGCGTAAACCGCCGGGCGGCCAAGCTCTACAGTGCGCACCGCGTCCGCGATAGTGTCGCAGCTCGCGTTAATTGTCGTTTTACCCGGTGCCGGTGTAGGCAGCGCCTCAGCGGGAAAATGAGAATAAGCCCAAGCCATACCGCGCCGGGGTACCGCGTCATATACGGCAGCCAAATAATCCGCGTCTATATGATCCGTGCCGGTTTCGCTTTTCGGGTGAAGCGCACAAGTACGCGGGCACGTGCCATACGTCTCATGTTCGCCAGCGCGATAAGTTACCGCAATTGGACCGGTTTTTTTATTGGCTGATATTGCAACAGTTTTTAACATAACTCTATTCTTTCTTTGTTGGTGAAGCGGCCAGTGTAGGCCAACTCCGGCACAATTCCCAATTGATTTTTTAAATAATCGAGCCGTTCCGATAGCTTGGCTTTATTAATTGGTTCGACAATAAAAAGCCCGTCGAAATTATCGCGGCCCCACTGTAGCGCCTCGCGTTTTAATCTGAAAATTTTCGAGGGATCCTCTCGGCGGGCGTGCGCCCAATAAACGCAAACGGGTTTTCTCATATTTTCCCCCTAACGGCAGCCGCAACACTTTGCGCCAAACGGGTTAAATATTGAGGGTTCGACACTTCCCCCTCTTCAAACGTGCATGCCTGCTCATTAACGCACAAGGTCGCATACTCTTCGATATGCACAAGGTCGCCAAGCGTCTCTTCAATGCAATCAATATCGCCAGCAACAATTAAAACAATGTATGTGTTCATTTCTCTATCCTTTCTGTTCGCTGAATTATCTCAGCAACCTCTATTTTGCCAAACCGGGGCAAAATGTCCAATTGTTTTTTTCAATCAATCTGCCGGAATCAATAGCTCATCCCTAAGGTCTTGCCAAACCATACCCCGTGATGGCCAATCAGCCAACGGCGGCAGCCGAAGGCCCTCTTCAGCAAGGGCAACAGCATCGCGCCCATGGTAAAGCAAAATCCGCTCGGGCTTGAGCACTACACCCCCCGCACGCAAGACAAGCACAAAGCAAGGCCTGCCCTTGGCTGCATGCCGGGTCAAGAAAGCAATTTGATGCGGGCGCAATTTTACTTTCAAGCCACTTTGCACCACTTTCAATTCTAAGGTGACAAAGCGATCCCCCACGCCCACCAACATATCGGACACGCCAAGGTTCACACGGTTTTCAATCCGCTCAATATCGCAGCCCAAAGCCTTGAGCCCGTCTCGCACACGTGCAGAGAATCGCGCCTCAGGTGTCGTCGCCACGGTCTATCTCAAAAACGTCCAGCGGAGGATCCGGTATGCCTGCATCAAACTCCGGGTCTTTCTCCCGGTCAGTGCTGGCCAACACCTCGCCCGTGCTCGCGTCAATCAAAGCAGTCGGGGGAGGGCCACCGTACAAACGCTTAAGTTCATCTAACTTCCGCTGCACTTCCTCTTTTGACATCGAGTCAATTGTCCCGTGCCTGATTTCTTTGCGTTCCACGTAAATCGTGCCCAATGCTTGACCTCGCCGGTATTCGGCCTGCACGGCAGCAGCAAACGCGCCAGCAGTCAAGGCCTTGTCCCGGATCTCTTGCAAGTCTTTCATGTGGCGTTCGTACGAAGTGTTGTACTTCGATGCCAATTCGGCTCGATAAGCTTGGATCGCGGCCACCACATGGGGATATTCTTTCGGGTTGGTCAACTTCCACGCCATCACCGAAGCAGAGCCCTCTTTGTACCCAGCACGCATCGCGGCCTCTTTCAGGGTCACTCGGCCATCCCCTGACACGTATTCCTGCACAAATTTCCATTCCTTGGCATTCAGGACCTTTTGCTGCCTTAGGGGTTTGACTTCGCTCGCAAGCCTCTGCTTGGCCTTATCAGGCACCACTGGGGGCACGTTCCAAACATCCCGCTTGGTCATGCAGTCCTCCACAAGCGCCAACCGTCTTCTACACGGCGCATAGAGAAGGTCCAGCCGGGCCTGTGGACCTTGGCAAAGCGTATAGCCGCTACCCTAGCCGAGGCAGCCTGCTTCTCGTCCTTAAACAGGATGCTATCGCCCGTCTCCATGTCCCGAAAAGGGTAGGTCGTGCGATCTTCAGGGATAGGTATGTTTGCTTCGATTTGTATCAAGGATTAACTCCCGTAAAAGAAAAAACCAATTAACAACGGAGTATACATAAAGTAACGCTACCTGTCAAGGCAAGAGTCAATTCGAGTGCTCCCTATAGAGGATTTTGGAGGAGGAGTAGTAAAAAAAAAATCGTCTCCTCTAAACGTAGGGACACCCCAGTAAATTACACCGTTTCTTACCCCGTAATGTACTGTAATCAGAAAAGTACTTGATTTCATTAACTTATTACACCATTACGTCTATCACGTCTATCCCCACAAAAAAAATAAAAAAAACACCTCTTCCTCCAAAAAGTCCTATAGGGATACCCAAAATTGCATAACAAACCCTATTTTATATACCTAATATCATATATATGAGGGAAAACCCCTATAAAAAACCCAACAAAATGTACTTGACACCTATGTTTTGCTAACGCATACTACGTGTCCCTAACACATGTAATTCAAGAAAGGATAGCAGAGTATGAGTATACAATTCCCCAATCAGCTACACACGGCTGATCTTTCTCTTAAACTTCCCGTTGAGGTTGATTACGGCCTTGATGAGCAAGGAGAGACAAAGATTAAAGCTGTACGCGTGGTCCATGGTCCGTTGTCCATGGACATAACTGCATTACTCACTGAGGATGACTTTTTTGACATCTTTGTTCAGTTGGATGATTGGTATCACGAAGTATCTTAAGGGGCACAGCATGAATGATTTTGATGGACTTTTGTCGTATGACCATGTATTTGAGACGGGTGCGGGCGAGCGTTTGAAGCGTCACACGTTGAATTGCTGGTTGGAATTTGAGGCTGCGGACCCTAGTGTAGGTTTGCAGGAGGACTGGACGGTGTTTTATGCTTTTTTGAACGGTGTAGATATTTCTGAGATATTGTCGGACGAGGTCAGGGAGGAGATTATTTTGGGTGTTATGCAGTATTGTGCAGACGAGGCCGCGCAGGCCGCATATTTTTAATTTAACTTTTATTGGAGAAACAGAATGAGCAAGAAGAAAGAGGTACCTTTGAATTATTTTGAAGTCAACACATGGATGGTTGATGATGCGTTGAACACGATGAATGAGGCAACGTCTATTTTGGCGTTAATTGCCAAGTCTGCTGACCGTTCGATGAAACAGGCGTTGTATGGGGTGATAACGGTATTGATTAGTGCGGAGTTGACTTTGGGTGAGTATTTAGATAAGCCGGAGGGGACAGATGTCTGATAACAACAAAGAGTTGCTCTCTTCGGAGGAGATAGCGCGTATACGGGATGAGGCGCAGGCTTGTGCGCAGGAGATTGCTAGGACGATGTTTAAGCATTCCAAGTCACCTAAGGTTTCTGTGTTGGCGGCCATGTTGGTAGCGGCGGGCGGTGCGCGGGCCTCGGGTGTTGATAAGCATATGGCGTTGGATATGTTTTTAACTTTTTACAATGATGCAGATAATTTTATGATGGAGGAATGATGAGCACTCAAAAAGTTATTGCTAGTACCCTTGGAATGGATCAAGCTGAGTTGTCAGATTACCGGTATCAGCCAACACGAACCAAACAAGCAATTTATGCAATTGGAGATAGATACTTTGCTTGCGGGAAAAAGGCCCCAAAAGATGAAGTTGGACGGGACTGGATGGTTGAAACAGACCAATTCTTTGCCAAGCTAAGCGGGACTGTCTTATGGTCATCCGCCCAATGCACTGCACAGGAGGTGGCGTGATATGGAACAGGTTAAATATTTGGAGTTAGAGGTAGCTGAGTTGCGCAAGTTGTTGGTGGAGTGCGAATTGCAGTTGCGGATCAGGTCGGACATGGTGATGAGGTTGCAGCGTGAGCCGTTGACCGAGGAGCGTGTTTATGCTTTGTACAGGCGTTCATTGGATTGGCGGGTATTGGCGCGGGATGTGGAGGCTGAGCATGGGGTGAATCCGGTGGGGGAGATATGAAGACCGTCATCCATGTGAACCAGCATGTTGTTAGAGCCAACGCAAAGAATGGTACTAACGACCCTGTGCTGACTATAAAGGACTATAAAAGCAACAGATACGCCCATTCTGTGAACATTAATGGCGTGAGCCGTGTGGTGTACAGCCCCGACAAGCCGTTGTCATGCGGTGCGAAGGTGTGGATAGAAACGCAGGCCGAAGTGGAGGTGGTGTGATGTGGGATGTAGCTGTAACTTTTATGTTAATGATGTTTGGTGCGTTCACTGTCATTGCATTCGGTGCGATTCTCATTTGGGCGTTGTATGTATTTCAAAAGGGAGTTGATGATGAATGAAGAAGATGAAGCATTCAATGAGATTGAGCGCAGAAGTGTAGCTAAGAAAGAAGCTGTGAAGGCAACGATGGCAATCAATCCTTATCGTGACCAAGTGATTGACGAAGTGTTGCAACGCATCAAAGAACTGCGCCCTGCTGTCATGCCGTTAGAGAGTATGGGCAGAGGCAAAGCCACACAAGAATGGTTTGATATTTTGGTAGAAGGTATTGAGGGGATGAAGCAATGACTTGCCCACCATGCACCAATGACTGTAACGAAGGTAGAACCTGTCTTGCAAGGAGTAAAAGCCAAGAACCTGTGGCATGGCATTACCCTGATGGCTCACCCGACCAATGCACAACAGACAAAGCCTACGCTGAGAAAGAACCCGCATGGACACCGATGTATTACAAGCATGAATGGGTAGGGCTGACCCCCGAAGAAATTTTAGATATGTTTGATGACACAAACGTCTATGGCAGTAAGTGGCTGGAATTTTCTAGAGCCATTGAAGCCAAACTCAAGGAGAAGAACAGTTGATTGACAAAATCATTCTCAGCGCGGTCCTTGGTACAGTGGGATTTAATGGATTGTTTCCTGAGCCGCCAGCGCCGCCCACGCCTTGGCAGCTTCAGGTCAAAGCAAAGGAAGCGTCAAAGAGCGCAGTGTGTGATAAAAAGAAGAAGCAGAGCAAAACGGTTAAACAACTATGTAAACGATGGGGGAAACACAATGATTGAACAAATCAAAACATTTTTTGGAAAGTTGCGGGGGCTACACGGTCAACGCAAAGTGGTAGTAGAGGAAGGCTTGATGTGGCGTTGTACCAAATGCCATTTCATTTTTTTAACTAAGGAAGAAGGAGAAAAGCATGATAGTGAAAGAAATTGTTGAGAACGAGAACGGCACGATGACCATCATTTGTGACTTTGAACCAGCAGAGGTACGCGCTTGCGTAGAGGTTGGGTTTTTGAAACTACTCAAAGACTATATAGATGAACACGCACCATTCCATCAAAGGAATATAGATGCTGAAGCCAAAGAAGCGTGAACTGACCAAGAACGGAAGAAGCGTGAGCGCTAAACTGACTCAAAGTGAATACGAAGAGTGGGTAAAGCTCGGTAAAGGTAAATGGCTCAGATCGTTTTTGAAAGATAGTAGGTTTGAAAGAAAATTAAAAGACAAAGAGGCCTAGCCTCTTTATATAGTTATTTTGCCTCTCCCCAGCTCGGTCCGACTTCTACGTCACATCGGCTGGGGATTTCTAATGTTGCTGCTTGGGCCATGATCTCCGCAGCAGTATGCGCTTCCTCCCGATTCTTTACCGATAACGCCAGCTCGTCGTGTACTTGCAAGATAGGATCAAATCCCGCTTTAAACAGGGCCACCATGGCCGCTTTGGTCTGGTCTGCTGCTGACCCCTGTATGAGCCTGTTCAAGCCCTTGTAGGTGCCTGCACGCTTGATCCGTGGTCCGTATTCAATGACGGCTTGTTCACGGGGGAGTGCTTTGTTCACGCCCCATTCGGTAGGTTCCCACAGTGGGAACCGGCATTTGCGGCCAAGCAGGGTTCTGATTGCTCCGCCGGAGGCAGGGTGGTCAATGCGTTTCATGACGGCGTTGACGGTGCCTTTGAGAAAGGGCACGTTGGTGTGAAAGGTGTCGATCAAGGTGGAGGCTTCTTCTAGGGACAAGTCTAGCTGGCCAGCGAGCTTATTTTTGCCCATACCGTACATCAAACCAAGGCCAATGGTCTTGGCAGCTTTGCGATTAATCCCTGCCATGTCCGCCACCATCTGATGGAAATCGTTGTCAGGATTTTCCCTGTAAGCGTTGACCATCTTTTCTGCCCCGGGCAGGTCCAAGAGGCTTGCGTAATGCACCAAAAGTCGCGGTTCTTGGGAACTGAAATCGTTTGATGCCCATAATTCGCCGTTTTCGGGCAGGAAGAGGGATCGCACTAGCGGGCCAATGATTTCGTGGCGGATAGGAACTTGCTGTAAATTTGGATTGGCCATGGACAGACGACCCGTAACTGTGCCACCATCATCACTGCGCATCTGATTAACGTGAGGATGAATCCTGCCTGTCTTTTGGCTAAAGTGCAGGTAAGGTTGAAGAAAGGTACTGTGGGTTTTGTTAGTTTCGCGTGCTTCCACGATCAACTTAGCCACAGGATGTTGACAATCTTCTAAGAACCCTTTGGTAAAGCTTGGAAGTCCTTTTTCTGTTTTGCCATAAGCTACTCCAAGGGTATCAAAGGCCACTGCAATGGACTGTGCTGCCCAAATGTCCACAGGTTTTCCACAGGCTGATTTTAGTTCTTGGTGGATTTGTTTTTCTCGTTGCATCAGTTGCAAGATTACTTGCTCTGCTTTATTGCGATCAAAGAGGATCCCGCGCTGGGTCATGTTTAGGAGGACAGGGAAGACTTCGGTCTCCAAGTTGAAGATTGATTCAACTTCTTCTTGTCGCAACTTTACTTTGAAGTATTGCCACAGTTTCAGGGTCAGCGCTGCATCTTGCTCGGCATATTCCCCAACGTACATGGCGGGGAGTTTCCATAATTCTTTCTTGGGATGAACGCCAAAGTCGGCAGCAGCCTGTTTAAGCTCGGCCTCTGACTTGATCTCTTTAAGGTAATCAAAGCCAAGCGCATTAAGACTATAAGAAAAGCGGTTCTCATCGAGTACCGGGGCGGCAAGCATGGTGTCGAGGATTCTGCCGTTAATGGTGAATCCGTTGGCCCTGAGCCACCCGCAGTCGTACGCCGCGTTGTGCATAATTTTGTCAGCATCTGTAGCCAATACATCTTTTACCCACTTCTCAACAAGACGTTTATCAAGATTGCCGCCGCCGCCGTGAGCAACAGGATAGTATCCACTCCAACCGTCCACAGCCACAGCGTAACCAACAATGAAGCCGTCATTACGGGGCCATCCCGGCCCAAAAGATTCCATATTTGGGTCACAGGTTTCAAGGTCAATTGCAATCTCCTTAGCGTTTGATAAATTAGGGAACGTGTCTGGTGGAACCCATTCAGCAGGGTTGGGAAACATTGGAATTGTTTTCACAGTCGAAATCCTTTTTCAGTGTGTTTTGGGAGTACCAGATGAAGCGATTGCTTAGCACGGGTGACCCCGACATAAAACAAACGGTGAACGTTGTCCGCGTTGCTTGCATATTCTTTGGCAAACTTTGGGCTGAGATCCATGAGCAGCATAACGTTGTCCGCCTCCCCGCCTTTTGCACCGTGGATAGTTGATATACGTACTCTTGGAGCCTGTGAAAGTTTCACGCCCCTGCGTAGTAAGGAGATCAAATATTCTTTCTTGTCGTCTGCAATCTTGGTCATTGCTTCGTGCCAAATTGCATCGGTCAGCAGGCCGTGCTTTTCCTTTAGCTCATCAAGTGTGTACATACAAGCCGGGTCACCGGTCTTAAAGGTTTTGTAGCCCCGGGCCACGGCGCGGGTATCGAGGTACCGGTATATTGTTTGAACGCTGGTGTAAACCACTGCTTTACCTTTTCGCAGGCGCTCCCATTCAACAACAGCTTGGGCGATCTGTGGGGACAGGCTGGGTACGCCGTTGCGCTCAAACAGTACGCCGATGGATTTAAGCCATTCGTGGATGGGGTTGAGCATGTAATTGGTGCTGGCCATGATGAGCCATTGCCCCTCTTCTACGGGCACGTCTTCAAAACGGTGGTAGGTTTTGACAAGGCCCTCAAACTCACGCGATTCCCATTCCTTTGGTTGCCGTTGTTGGATACGTCTGACAATATTGTTGGCCAAGCTATGGACCTTGGCGGGAACACGGTAGGACTGGTTGAGAATGGTAACGGTACCCTCAAAGGCAAGAAAGCTTTTTACGTCTGCTCCGGCGAAGAAGAAAATGGCTTGATCATCGTCACCGGCAAGAAACGTACGCTTTGATCGTACGGTTAAAGCTTCTACCATCATCCATTGCAAGCGGGAAAGATCTTGTGCCTCGTCCACGATCAGCACTTCCAACATGGGAAGACGTTCGGGTTCGCTGACTATTCTTTCCAACAGATCGGTAAAATCAAATAAGTCTTTGCTACGTTTGTAGTGGCGATAAGTACGTTCTACAAATTCAAAGTGATGCCACTCAATATCTAAGCCGCACTTGTTGTAATGGGTCTTTAAGTCTTCGCCCTTGATGCGGGCAATGTTTATTTCATTGAGGATGGGGTTGTCGGGTTTAACAAAATCTATTTCTGCATCATGGGACAAGGCTAATTCAATGCCTGCTTGGGCAGCAAACTCTTTGAAGTGTTCTGCCTGCATGATGTCCTCGGTCCGTATGCCAAGGCACTGGAATGCCAAGCTGTGCAACGTGCGGAAGTACGGGAAATCGGTTTTGGCGTTGAGCTGGGGAAACTTTTGTATGGCCCTGTCCCGCGCTTCGTTAGCTGCTTTGCGGGTAAAAGAAAAGTAACCAATTTTTGTAGATGGAACTCCTGCTTCCAACTCTTGATCCACCACATTCAGCAGGTAAGTAGTTTTGCCACAACCGGGCGGCCCAAAGATTTTATGGATGTCAGTCATCCATTTCCCCGTAGAACGAATCGTACTTCCAAACAATTATTGGAGTGTCGGGACCTACATAAGCGCCCTCAATGTTGTACTCAATAAATTCGCGGGCTTCTTGAAAATCCATGCCATCTTTGTACATTAGATTTTCTCGAATAACCTCTGCGTCATATACCAAGATTTCAATTTGTTCCCCATCCTTGCCCCAAATAAAAGAAGAACCAATAATTGCATTTTTATGGCCATCAATTTGTCTCATCAGAATGGACTCCCTTCAGTGCGTGTGGTCTGGGTCTCAAACGGTGCATCTTGCTTACCAAAACTGGGTATGCGCCAACAACGTGTAGCTCTTCCTTTAAGGAAAAGAGACATAGGTTCGCCGTTCATGTCGCGCAATCGCTGAGCCATCTTTGGAGCGGTCAACCCTACAAAGTTGTTGCGCTTTAAGTGGCCTTCTAGATCTTTCATGCGGAAGTACGTCTTGGCCTCATCCTCATCGCACCATGGTCGGCCCATGAGGATCTCATCCCTGTCCATTGCTTGCTGCATATGGGTAGTGAACTCTTCAAGCAGATCCATAAAACGTCCAGTCAGGCTTGTATCCTCACTTGCTTCAGCAATTTGTTCTGTCTCAACCATCTCTTTGAGCAGAGCATTGAGCATGTTCTCCCAGTCCTGCTTACGTAAGGTAGGAGGTAAGACGTTGAGCTTTTCTACACATGCTTTTTGGAATGCAGCCTGAGTGAAAAGACTTTCTGTTTCAAGCTCTACGCGTTTGCCGTTGACATCCAAGAACCACAAAGGTGGATCAGATGCATACTTAGAAAGTGATGCTATCTGAGGTGCATCAGGACCATTCGCTCCGATGCCAAATTTGCGCGTTCGACATAGGCCCGAATTGCAGAAGCTGTTGAGGGGCGCGTCTTTACATTTGTAAAGGTAGTCCTTCTTGCCGACCTGTTTGACAAGGACTTGCACTTCATTATTCGGGAGAGGGGGAGCCACATGTTTGATGTTGTACTCCACCAGCTTGTCTTCCCAACTTCCGGGGAAGGCCCTTTTAAGATAGATACCAATGTTGAATAATCCATTATTGCGCGTCCCCTCTGGGAAGCCTTGGGCGCATAAAGCCTGTAGGCAAGGCGGGCCGTCTTTGACTGGACTCTCCGCTTGTTTAGGCGCTTCCGGAAAATTAAGAGGGAGGCTTTGGACATTCGATTCATAAAGCCGAAAGAACTCCTCAAGAGTGGCCGCAGTCCCGTCGCCATTGAATGCATACCTTGTTCCCGCGTCACCCCCAAAGTAGGGTAGGTTGAGGAAGTTTCCGGTGTCTCCTCTATCGACAAGAATCTCGGCTTGCTTAGGAAATATTTCTCTGCCCGCCTCGCCGAGAAGAGCTGATGCGTCTTTGAGGTATTGTTGAAAATCCCGTGCAGGTGCCGGTTCCCTTGTGAATAAGAATACATGTGCACCTCCTGATTTGCTACGACAAACAACAAGTGGCAGCTTCAACTGCGCAACTTTTTCTACGAGTCCTTTATGGTCCAAAGGATACTGGTCAATATCAATACATCCCCAGATGCATGAGTTATCCGCCCTGATTGGGATAATTCCCAAACTTGGCTCAATGCCTTCAAGGTGCTTTTTCCACAGGTCGTCTGTAGGCGCTTTTCTAACAACTGTTGCTTTTCCTGCTTGTTTTCCATCGCCTCTTTCAGCCTTAATTACGTATGTCCCATAGGCAATATCCAGACCCCTGAATATGTCCTGAAATTTTTGTAGTTGGTCATCCATTATTCGTCTCTATGAGGTAGGGGTACTCGCTACGTCTACTCATGGATGAACCCATATAGTCGGTAGCATCCGCTTTCCCCCCGAAAATCAGAACGGCGCTGAATTGCTTGGAGCAACCTCGTCATCGGTGTGCTTGACTTTGATCTCGCCAGAGCTTACAGATGCAGCAAATGTTTTTGCAGCTTGATACACGTTCTTATCCTCAATAGGACCCACACGTTCAACTTCCCATCCAAACCACTTGCCCTTGTCGTTTGATTCAGCTTGTGTGCTTAAACGATAAAGGTGTGAGTACATGGGAGGCGTGAATGGACCATTCGCACCCATCATTTTGGTAGACATCATCATGCTGTTCCACTTACGCGATTTTTTCAATTGCGTGGATTTCATGGTGATCAATGCAGCTTCAGGGAAGCCTTGATCGTTGATGACCATCACATAATGATTGGCCGTGTTCTCGATATAGTTTCCAGTGTCGAGATAGTCTTTGTTGTCGCCCGGTTCGCGGTGCGTGCGGCTCAAAATGTCAGACGTGGCTGGGTAGATAGCGATGGGTGCGCCACTGCCGCTACCACGTGGTGCCCACTCGATGTACTGACGCACATACGCACAGGGAATCACGATGATGCCTTTTTTACCGTCATACAGTTCGCTGGTAACTGAGTTGTAGACCATGCCGGGCAATGCGCCTTCAACTTCACCTACCTCGGGTGAGGTGTTGGTAAGTAAGCGCAGGAATGGAAGAGCAAAATCTTCCTGACCCATGCCGTCAAAACCACCACTGTCTTGTTCAAAATCATTTGTCAAGACTAATTCACCGTCTTTTTTCACTGCTAGTTCATTTTTTGCCATGATTGATTTTCCTTTTTCATGCTGATTTGATGGATGCTCTTTGGCCTATGTATACGCCAAACAGCTCTGTGGGGA